TTTCGTTGAAATGGTCTCCAACCTTTTTCCTTTAAAGTTAACTCATCCATAGAACCATCGTAATAGTTACGCTTTTCCATTTCTAATTCTTTGTATTCTGCTTTAAGCTTTTTAACTCGAAGGACTTCACGATAGTATAAGTTATAATACTTACTATGCAATTCAGGAATTCTTTTGCTTTCACCTACAAGATTTGTTTCATCAATCGGTGAATCTTTTGCCCAAAGGGCTGCTATATCATTTGTGTCCATAATTTATTTCTATCTCAAGTTTTTTAATACATTACAATTATATCAAACTTTGGGTTAGATGTCAATAGTTAATATAGAGTTTTCTTCTCCAACTCCACGCCTTGCTACTTTATATCCAAGGTCAATATACATCTCTATTGTTTCATCAACAATTTCTTTCGGTGTTAGTATGTTCGTTTCAAATTCAATCCATATAGGCCACTTATCTTTATCTCTTTCTTTTAGGAATGGTAAAAATGATTTTAGTATTTTACAATCTCCACCTTCAGTATCTATTTTAAGTACTGTAAGTTTATCAACATCGTATTCTTCAAAGATTTCACTCAGAGGAATACAATCAATATCTATTGTCTGAACAAGTTCTTGAAGATTATGTTGTTTGTGTTGATAGTGATAATCACCTACTGAATTACAACCACGAATCCAAAGTGGTAATTGCTTTTCGTAAATAATATGAAGAGGTATATAATATACTTTATCTTTACCGCGTTTGCCATCAAAAGAAACTGCACAGTTAACTTTCTTTACAAGTTGCTTCTCTGGTAAACGATTTAAATAAAACTGAATTGGGTCAATGGATAAACCAACGGTGTCGTTAGTTGCTGTCTGTATAAGAGTATCAAAGTCTGATGTTCCTATCTCAATAAAATCATAATTCATAATAAAAGTTTCTTCTTATAACTGTTCCATAATAAAAGTATCGTATCTCCACTGAATCGTTGTAGTTGCGTATGAGATATCTTGAATATTTACATCAAGAGAAACACCACCTAATGAAGTAGGAAAGCAATTCTTAAATGTAAATCTTACGTGGGGATTTTTGTGGGAGTTTGTAATAGTACAAATTAAATCAGATTCAAATCCGATCTTTTCTCTTAACCTATTTTGCTCTGAAAGTTCTGGTGCAGAATAACCTTGAATCCAATCTAAGATTTCTTTATAGTTATTCATGTTTTCATCGATGATCATTGTGGTTGACAATTCAGCATACTCTAACTTATCACCGTACTCGTATATGTTTGAGAGTGGAGTTGAAGAAGTTTGAGGAACCGATGATATATCAGGAATAGTAATCTTTTGAGTAAAGAACTCTACATTCGGGAGCTTCTCTATACTAATAGTAAAATTAGTTGGAGATAAGTAGTTGTTAATAATTTCAGCCATTCGAGTATCCTAATAGTGTATACCTTTTATCGTATACTATTATTTATTAGAATTGATTTGGTGAAATATTATTCGGAGCTTAGATATACCATGAATGCGCAACATTTAGACCAATCACCTTTAGCTAACCATTCATCATCGTTTGCTAATTTGTTATGGGCCTTTTCCATCCATCGTACTCTACCAAACTTAGGTAATAAATGATCTCTTACCTTTTGCCATTGTTTTGCAGCACCAGGATAACAGCTCAAGTGAAACTCAACTGCTATGTGTTTAACATTCTGAGTTAAGTAAGGCATATTCAATTCGTTAAAGATACCATACTCTCCACCTTCACAATCTATTTTAAGGAAATCAATCTTTGGTATGTCGTAATCAACAACAAGATCTAAGAATGACATCTTTTTAAAATCAGTATGTTCAGAGAATACATTATTAAAATGATTTGCGGTAGAACCTATTCCTGCTTCAATTGGAATTACAGGAACCGTGCCATGATCAATATAATAATCCGACACGTTGTCAAGAAGAGTTTTGAGATGAGGTCTTGAAGGCTCGATAGCATAAATGCGATCAGCACCACGATCGAGAGCGTGGCAAACAAAGAAACCGACACAAGCACCAATGTCAACAACGACATCACCTGGCTCAACATCACGCCACCATTTGTAATCCATTCTATGGAAGAATTCAATAAATTGCGCATTAACATCTGGTAGGGGTAATCCATCCGTCTTTAAATGTAAGTTTAAATATTTGTTAGTATCTTGTCTTTCGTAATCGTCTTTTCTGCTCATCACCAATGCCTTATAGTATTTGCCATAATAAAGAAACACGTTAAAAAGTTTACACCAACAATAATCGTTCTTAATAACATAACATAATCGTCATAAGGTTCTGTCTTATCGTCAGAGAAACCACCTAATGAGTATTTCCAAATCAATTTAAGTTTATTCATTATTATTTATTCTTCCTCGGCTAGTGTATAATCCTCGAGCATATTGCGAGCATACTTTGCCATTTGTTCTAATTTTGTTACAAGCAGTTCAGCATCAGCAGCATCTACTTCTCGAATCCTATCGTTTATTACAAAGCTCTCAAAATGATTCTCAATTAAAGATTCAAAATCATATGTGGTTTCTACAATAGGATCGCAGCTTCCTTCTCCCATGTAAACGCAAACACCAAATCCTTCTTCGGATAGAAATCCTGATGTGTCCATTTCAATTTGAGTAATTACGCTATCCATTATACATTCTCCAAGTCAGTTGTAAATTGTTCGTTAGGGGTTGTCTTATTCCAAAAGCTTAATGTTGTTTTAGATTCTTCAATCTGTTTCTTTAACTTTACAATTTCTTCATTTGTTGCATTTAAGAAACTTAATGCGAGCAATCTGTTTGTGTCACCTCCTAGCGCAGACGTCTCTTGCATTATTTGATTGACGACCTGTTCTTTAGTATTATTTTTATATACTATACGATCATCAATATTTGCTTGAATGAATTCCATTTTAACATTAAGCCAACGGACCTCTTCATTAAACTCTTTTATACGAGCATCAATTCTCTGCTGCAATATACCTAAACGGTAATCACAAAAGTCCTTTATAAGGTCTCGAGCATCTGTGTATTCTCGAAGTTTGCCATCAAAATCAATAACTGTTAGGTTTTGTGCGAATGGCTTACTGAGTTTAAACTTGGTAATGAGTTTGGTATCAGACCATTTAACTGAGGATAGTTTTAGCTTTACCTCAAATCGGAAACCTTCTTTATTACATTTATCTTCGTAAGATACAATATCTCCATCTTCTTCTAACTTATCAAGTACCTTAACATATCCTTCTCGGTCAAAGCCGTATGGTACCTCTGTGATGGAGACGCCTGTTTTACCAGAACGTTGAAAGATACCATACGAAACATATTTGGTTGGGTCCTCTTTGGATTGCTCAACCGTTCCCTTGAACTCAGGAAACATAACTTTAGGCTTTGTGGTAATTTTACCTTTATCCAAATATTGAATACAAGCCTTCTTTAAATCTTTTGGGTTGTGTGGTAATATATTCGTTGCGAATCCGGTTGCGATACCTTTTGTTCCATTAACCAACACTAAAGGTAGAATCGGTAAATAGAATGAAGGTGGTTCGTGTTCAGGATCTTCGTGAATAGGACTCAGATCAATATCTTTAATGTACTTATTGAAATTGTCATGTACTCTTGAGTAGACATAACGAGCAGCACCAGCTTCTTGAACCAATCGAGTACCAAAGGATCCACGACCTTCAATCAAGCAGATGTTGTTATTCCATTCAGCAGCCATTAACTGTCCTGCACCAGCAGCAGAGGATTCACCATGATTATAACCATAGTCAGAAATAATACCTGACACTGCAGATACCTTTTTGAAATCCTTCTTGCTATTTAATAATGAAGAATAAAGGTAGAACCTTTGAACAGGTTTAAGACCATCAATCATATTAGGAATAGCACGACTCTCAACGGTATACATTGCGAATGATTTCCATTCGTTAGCAGCAACCTTTGAAATTGGATAGTTATTACCCTTCAGCTCTTCTGTAAACATTTCTAAATTCATGCGAACATATACTCCTTTCTTAAACTTGAATCTTTACCAAACATCATTTGAAATACCGATGCGTCATCAACAGTTACAGTATCATACTGCGGCTTGTTAATAATAGTATGGTATTCGTCTTCGGTTAATGAACCTAGACCTTTAATATATCTATGATGATATCCACCGTTCTTTTTGAACTCCTGAGCATCTTCATAAGTATAGAACCATTTAACATCTTTTGCTTTAGATGAGATCATAATAGGTGTTCTTGTAATCTGAACACGATTCTCTAATAACAGTCGAGGCCAAAATTTGTAAAAGAATGCAATTAGCAATGGTGATATATGTCCTATACCGTCATGGTCAGCATCAGTTAATGTAGCAATATATTTGTATGTCATATTGTCCACACTGTCTGGATCGTTAATATCGAGACCCAGAACTGCTACCAATTCCGATAGTTCTTTGTTCTTTAATACTTCTGCAGGTTTCATATCCCAGGTATTCATAATGACACCTCGAAGTGGAAACGCTCCAACTGTATCAGGATCACGTACCTTTAATAAGAATCCCATCGCAGAATCTCCTTCCACAATTTTCAGAGTTGCATTGTCTTTATTAGCAGAGATATGTTTCGCAACTTTTACCTTACGAAGTTTCTTTTGTGCTAATGTTGCAGCTCTTCTATCCGCGGCTAGCTTCTTTGCCAGTTGTGCTTCAATAATAGGATCAATTATATCAGGAGTATTTAATATCTTCTGCGCAAGCCACTCAGCATCACGTACCTGACAGATATCTAGGTGTTCCTTAATATTACCAATTGGATTAGTTAGACGTTCTTTTGTTTGAGAATCAAATTTAGGATTCACAAAGTTACGAGCAAACATAACAAATGTAATACCGCTCTTGATCGTTGTCTTTAATACTTCGACCTTATGACGTCTTTTAATTTTAACAGTTAACGAATCAATAATGGTATTCATAAAGTGGTCAACATAAGTACCACCTTGTCTTGTATTCACACCATTGATGTAACTGTTAGTTCTGAACCCATCTTCCGAAGGAGCAATAAAGTAGGAAAGATTATTTGTCTTCTCCATGATTACTGTATCAGAAAACATTTCAGTATACTTTTTGAAGTTGTTGACCATGATCTTCTTTTTATTAAAGGAAAACTGAATCTCAGGAAATGCCATCTGCAAGCTGATAAGACGATCTTCGATTAATGCAATCGTATCAAGTTCTTCTAAACTGTTAACCTCAAATAAACTGAAGTCAGGAACAAAGGATACCTCAGTACCGTTTCCTGCTTTGTTACCTGTCTTAACTTTCATGGTATCAGCACCGTCTTTACAGTCAAGTTGTATTGACTTTTTATTAGACCATGTTTTACCTGAGAAAGTTTCTGATAGGAAATTGGTTGCAGCTGAGCCAACACCGTTAGTACCGATCGTAACTCGTTCGTCATCAAAAGAAGTACCTGCATTAACTTTCGTCCATGCTGCTACAGGTCTTAAGATGTTTTCATTTGAAGCTTCGTCAAAGATCTTGTCTTGAGGAATTCCTCGACCGTTGTCAGTGACCGTTACTTCGTTGTTATTAATAGATACATTGATCTTGTTAGCAAATTTGAAATTCGTGCGGATTGCTTCGTCAATTGCATTATCTAAAATTTCGTCTACCATTTTTGATAGAGCAGGTACATACGTTGCTTTCTTCCATTCTCCAAGAACAAATCTTTCGATCTCTTCCTTAGAACTGGATCCCATGTACATACCAATCCTTTCTCGAACATGCTGTCGAGCAGTAAGGATTCTGAACTGTTCAGTATTTTTAGTCAATCGTTTTCTCCATCATCAACCACCATTATAACACAGTTGGG